ATAAAAGAGTTACTTTAAAGATAAAGAAGAAACCTTTATTACATAAGATAAGTAATCTTTTTCGTGGGAAAACAAATATAGATGTAGCAAGAGAAAAGTTAGTAAAAAATCCTGAACATAATAGACCTAATAGATTATGGGTTGATATACATAATGATTCAGCAGAAGAAATATTTAGAAAACTTACTGATGATGTATTCTATCATACAGGACATAGAAGATATTATGTAGATCCAGAGACAGGGGAAGAACGATTTATTGAAATCACTAAACCTCATTACTCTGAGATAGAAAAGTATCCTTATAAAGATGATCCTACATTTAAAAATGTAATGGGTAGTGAGTATATTATAGAACAGCGAAAAACTAGACAATGGATTGAGAATGTTTTAAAACAAAATAAAGAACAACTTAAACTTCCTCAATCAGAATCAGATTATAAAATTAGGCTAGGATTAAATAAAGTAGCTGATGCTCTCAGTACCAAAAAAATAAAAATTAGCACATCTTCACTTCCTACTAGAGTAGTAAATGTTTTACTACAAAGGTTATCAAAGGCAGGGCAATCAGGAATTGAAAAACAATTTTTAAAATATAAAAAAGATTTACATCCTGAAATTAGAAAAGCATTACAATTAGAGTTTCCTAAAATAACATCTGATACAGTTATTCCTGTGAAATTAAATACAGGAGAAAAGATGGTAAAAGGTGAACATGTAACAGACCCACAGACTCCTGAAACTCTTAGTACAAGGATTAATCAAAGTTATGGAGATATATTACAAAAGGAAGCAAATAGGACAGATCCAAATTTTAAACACCTTTCTAAAGAAGCTAAAAAAAATTATATTAATTTCATGAATAGACAGTTAATGGATATGCGACCTATGAATCTAAAATATGTAGAACTAGATAAAATAGAAAGTTGGACAGGTAAAAATATTCCCTTTACTGAAAAGTTAATAAAAGATTATTCAGATTCTAGACAAATTTATTTTAAGAGACTGATACAAAATCAACTTACCGAAGAACAGGCAAAAGAAGCAATGGAAGTTCCTGAACATGTTGAAGTAAAAAGAAACATAATCTCAAAACAACAAGCGGCTCTTATGCCGAATTCTGGTAAATCTAGTGTAAATGAACGAGTAAAAAATACTATATTAAAACGTGCTATTAAAGCAATAGAAAAGAAACATCAAAAGCAAATTACGAGAGAGAAGGCAGCAGGAAGATTAGGTACAAAAATGTTACAAATAATGAAAGGTTTTAAAAAACCACCACGAGGTAAATAAATAAGAATGAAGTTTCTAATACTCATCATCTCACTAATCATAATAGGCTGTACTACTTCTACTTCTGTTCAGAAACTAGGCTACTGGCAAGGAAGTTATACTCAGAGTGTATCATTCTGGCAATGTGTAGAAATTTTTACACCATATAAAAATAGGGAATGTTAAAAGGAGTTTGAAATGACTGTAAATGTAAAAACTAGATATACTAAGGATGGATCTAGGAAGCAAAAAACTGCTACTAATAAATCACCTAGTGGTTCTTTTATAAAAAAAGAAGGAAGGAAATATTATACTGGTACAAAAAATATAGGGACTACAGGACTTACTTCTGAACAAGCCCGTAATATTCCTTATTTTTGGAGATTTCATTGGGGATTTTTAAAAGTAGAACAGAAAAAAAATATAATTAATGCAGTACTAAGTGGAAAGTCTGGAAAAGAAGTTGGAAAAGGAGTAAATAAATTAAAAATAAAAAAGAAAAAGAAAGATGGAAACAAATAAACTTAGTACACTATATGAAGCAGTAGCAGATGAATTACTAGCTAAGATAGAGTCAGGTGAAGCTAAACCTGCTGACCTAGCAGTAGCAGTTAGGTTCCTAAAAGATAATGATATAACTGCTCTACCTGTTAATGATAATGCTCTCCAACAACTAATGGAAAGTATGCCTTTTCCTAGTGAGAAAGATATAGCAAAAGGTAAAACCTCTTTCAATTGTTAAACTATGCCTGAAAAAACTAAAGTAGGAAATCTCCCTGGAGGCAAAAAAGGTACAGTAGGTGAACAAATATATCCATTTCCTGAAACTAATTGGGATACATTTGGAGGTGAAGGTGGTGATAGAGGAGAAGATACTTGGAACTTTCCAATGGAAATTAAAGAACCTACATTAGATAATTCTCAACCTCCAATACCACAACAGAATTATGAACAGTACTATTGGAGAGAAGAAAACAGGATAATGAAGGAACCTTTCTTCACTAGACAAGGATTAGATAAATGGGGAAATGGTAACTTAATAGTTAATACAACTAGAAAACTATCTTATTTTAATGGTAAGCAACTACCTGTTCCAATAAACTTCTACAAAGGCATCACTAGGAAAAAAGAGGATCAGTTTGAAGAACTACCTGTATTCAAGACCACTAATTACTCTGAAGGAACAGGGATGTTCTTTACTACTAATCTTGATGATGCACATGTAGCACCTGATAATACTATTCCTAAATTGGAAGAAGTTAAAATTACTAAACTTCAGGAAATTAAAGATTCTAGGAGAGTTGACACTACAAAACCTTCAATTGTACAAGTTCATATTGCACCTAAAAAGAGATTGGACTTAGTCACATTTAAAAAAGATTCAACCTTTGTACGAGATTCTAAAGATTATGATAAAATACTAGCCTCTACTAGAAAACTGATAAATAATAATGATAGTAAATTAGATAAGGATCAGAAAGGTCTGACTATAACTGACTTCGATAGAAAATTATTGGAAGTAGGTAGTACTGCAGATGACTTCATGATCAGAAAAGCTAATATGACTAAGGATGGTGAAATGTTTCTGTCTAATGATCCTTATAATCCCTTGCCTGGTCAAAAACATGAACAAGCAGAGGAGTCTTGGAGATGGAAATTCCAACATCCTGATAGGAGAGGACAATTAAATATTGAAGATTTAACTTCCTTCCTCCCATCTAGTGACTTTTCAGATATAGCCAAAGCAGCAGGATATACTGCAGCAGTAATACAGTACCATCCTGCTAGTCAATTCATGCGAGAAGTACCTTATGATCCTAATTCTTTCTACGAAGTTGTCCTTTATAGGACTTGAATATGGCATACTCAAAAAAAGTAATAGAACATTATGAAAAACCGAGGAATATTGGTAGCATGGATAGTTCTAGTGTCGCTGTCGGTACTGGGCTTGTGGGTGCACCTGAATGTGGCGATGTAATGAAGTTGCAAATTATGGTGAAAGATGATAAAATCGTGGATGCAAAGTTCAAAACATTTGGCTGTGGCTCTGCAATAGCATCATCTTCCCTTGCAACTGAATGGATTAAAGGTAGAACAATAGAGGAAGCTAAGACAATTAGAAATACTGATATAGTGAAAGAACTGTCATTACCACCAGTAAAAATACATTGTTCTGTCCTTGCTGAAGATGCAATTAAGGCTGCTATTGCAGATTACCTTAGTCATTGATTTTATTATACATGTTTAATTAACTCCCCTTATAGTATAGGGGAGGGTTAAATATATATAACAAAGGAAGGAAAGATACAATGAAACATCTATTATTAATTATAATTATATTATTAATTATACCTTATCACTCTTTTAGTAATGAATATATCATTATAAAAGTATGTAAGGCTATATCAGGATGTCCTGTAAATTTAGATACAGGTGAATGTCCTACATGTATAAACGAAAAAAGGAAGATAAAAAAGGTTAAAGTTAAAAACAATAGTCTGATGATTAGGAAAGACCTATATGTTAGATTACAAAAGAAGATAATGATAATGAATGATCGTTCTTTATTTGATTGTGAATTATGTATTGGTTATAAAGAAAAATGGAGACAATAATATGTGTAAATGTAAAGATTGTAAATGTAATCCTTGTAGTTGTTAGTAAATGGATAATAAGTTAAAGGACTTTCGTAACTTCCTTTTTATCTGTTGGAAACATCTGCACCTACCTGATCCTACCCCTGTGCAATATGACATTGCAACATTTCTACAGAACAAACCTAAACGTGGAGTGATAGAAGCTTTTCGTGGAGTGGGGAAAAGCTATATCACATCTGCCTTCGTTTGTCATACCCTCCTTCTTGATCCTCAAATGAAAGTACTAGTAGTAAGTGCTTCCAAAGTTAGGTCAGATGACTTCTCAACATTCACACAGAGACTTATACACGAAATACCTATCCTTCAACACCTTAGATCTACTGAAGGTCAGAGACAATCAAAAGTATCATTCGATGTAGGGCCAGCATTAGCTTCACATTCTCCCTCAGTTAAAAGTGTAGGTATTACAGGTCAACTTGCAGGTAGTAGAGCTGACTTAATCGTTGCAGATGATGTGGAAGTTCCTAATAACTCAATGACTCAATCAATGAGAGATAAACTATCAGAAGCAGTTAAAGAGTTTGATGCAATACTTAAACCTGATGGATCAATTATTTATCTAGGTACTCCACAGACAGAGATGTCTCTTTATGAAACACTCCCTGAAAGAGGTTATACAGTACAAATATGGCCTAGTAGATACCCTACTGATGAACAGATTATAAGATATGAAAATAGATTATCTCCTTTTATAAGAAATAAGAAAGGTAAAACAGGAGAACCAACTGATCCATTGAGATTTGATGATGATGATCTTACTGAGAGAGAATTATCATATGGAAGATCAGGATTTAACCTCCAGTTTCAACTCGATACTTCACTTAGTGATGCCGATAGGTATCCTCTTAAACTTAGTGACTTGATAGTAATGTCCCTAGATGGTGATAAAGCACCTGAAAAACCTGTATGGTCTAGAGATCCTGAACATAAACTTACTGATCTGCCTAATGTAGGTCTTCCTGGTGATGGTTATTACTCTCCACAAAAGAAGATAGGTGATTGGTTGGAATATACTGGTAGTGTCCTGTCAGTTGATCCTAGTGGTAGAGGTAAAGATGAGACAGGTTATGCAGTTGTTAAGATGTTGAATGGTATTCTGTATCTAACTGAATGTGGAGGACTGCAAGGAGGATATAAACAAGATAACCTACAGGCACTCTCAGTCATCGCCAGACGTAATAAAGTTAATTTAGTGTTGATAGAGTCTAACTTTGGTGATGGGATGTTCATGGAACTATGGAAACCTATTCTGAATAAAATTTATAATGTTACTATGGAAGAAGTTAGATCTAATATTCAGAAAGAGAGAAGAATTATAGATACTCTTGAACCTGTTATGAATCAACATAGGTTAGTAATTGATCCACAAGTGATAGAGAAGGATATACAAACCGTTAGACACTATCCTAGTGAAAGTCAAGCTAAATACATGCTTTTTCACCAAATGACTAGAATTACAAAGGATAAAGGTGCTCTGATTCATGATGATAGATTGGATGCTTTGCAGATGGCAGTAGGGTATTGGGTCGAACAGATGGCTACTGATGCAGATAAAGAGGTGGATGTGCGGAAAGATAGGCTAATGGATGAAGAATTGGATAGGTTTACTGCAGGAGTGTTCGATAAACAGTATGAAGAGACACCTAATGTCTGGATGAATATGTAGTAAAAAAATCTGAGAGGGTATATCTAACGTGCCGAGAGGCAGTTTCCCCCTTCGGTTGCTTTGCAAAAAGCCAGGGAAACCAGGATGGGAGCAAACTTCTGCAAATTTGCCTATTCCTTCTCATTTTTTTTAGCTGTCCAATTCCTATTTATACTCCATACTGGTATATGGTATGTCGTTCTCGGTACTCCCTACTGGTATGGGGTATGATGATTGCCTATTTTTTGCTATTCATTCTATTTGTTATTATTTTTGTTTATCCTTCTCTATCACTTGTGGATCAATAACAAGTCGATGTTGATTCATAACAGGTTCAAGAGTATCTATAATTCTTCTCTCTTTCTGTATATTAGATCTAACTTCTTCCATAGTAACATTATAAATCTTATTCAAAATAGGTTTCCATAGTTCCATGAACATTCCATCACCAAAATTAGACTCTATTAACACCAGATTTACTTTATTACGTCTGGCGATGACTGAGAGTGCCTGTAGGTTATCTTGTTTATATCCTCCTTGCAGTCCTCCACATTCAGTTAGATACAGAATACCATTCAACATCTTAACAACTGCATAACCTGTCT